CTTTTTATTTATCTCAGGATTAGCAACCCCTTGTGTGAATTGAGTATCTAAAGATATCAACTTAGTTCCATCTGGATTTGTGCTAACACCAGTAAATCCAGTATCTATGGTTGCATTAAATCCTTGATTACCTGCAACACTATTAGTATTTGATGCAAATGCTAACACCTGTGAGAAGGTAGATACACCAACATAATCAGTTGAATCAAATGATGATGGGTTTAAAGTATTAGATCTATCTTGGACAAATTTAACAACTTTAGTTTCATTATCAAATGCAGCAACAAAACCCTTTGCAGTTCCGCCAGTTACATCTTGACTTAGAACCTCTCCCACTTTAGGATCAGTATTGAATGATGTAAACTTCAAAGCACCTACCGATGAGAAGGTTGGATCAGTGAACAAATTAGTAGATCCTATTGAAGTTGGGTTCTTTAATATACCTATCTGGGAAAAACTTGTATTTACTGGGAAATCATTAGTTGTTGATGTATCAAATCTTGCAAATACAAGAACCCTATCAGAACCTAATTCTTTATATATGTCATGACCATGACCCTTTGATGGTGGTATGATTGGTATGAGTTTTGCTCTTACAGATACACTCGTATTACCAATTGCACCTAAATCAACTATTCCGTAAGTGTATCCCTTACCACCAGATGAAACCACTGCATTTGTAACTTTACCATTTACAACATCAACAACTACTTTTCCTCCGCTACCATCTCCTAAAATTGCAACTTCCTGTCCAGTACCGTTTGTGTATCCACTTCCTTGATTATCAATATAAACTTTTTTAATTTGATTACTATTAATATCAGAATCTCCATTATCCCTAACTGCTGCGATTTGAGCGTCGGTTGATGAAGACCAATTATTAGATACGGATATAAAATCAGTAGAATCAAATTTTATAATATCACTTGGTGATATAGTAAATAGGTATTTCCACAAGTAACCATCACCACTTGTTCCCGCTTTTGATGGTTCCAAATCAGTAAAAGTAGGTTCATCAAGGGATGCATTACCAGTAGTAGATATTCCAGAGGATCCATTATCAATACAGACATATACTTTAAAATCACTATTAATTACATAATAATTTGCATCATATAAACGAGAAGATCCAGTTATTGGTGATTTGTTATCATTGCTGTAGTCATGTCGATACATTTCATACTTAGTCCCTCTTGACCAAGATATCTTTCTCACTAATCTCCTAACATTATCTGAGGTTACTTTTTTACCAAAAGACATATTATCACCTACAAAATTCATGTAGTTGAAATTATCTGTCGGACTAGGTGGTTTAGAGTTAAAATCAGTTGCTCTACCAAACCCAGATGTAGTAGGATTAGACAGACCAACAAATACATAGTAAGAATTATTAGAATCCGTTACGTTATCTACGAAATTACTTGCATTTAATATTCTAAACTGATCTGTTACAATAGCGGTCATCGAATTGGGTTTTTTTCTATATTTATACGTTAGAGACTAGAGTGATTTACTTAATCCTCCAGTATCTCTTAAACCTGTCCCTCGTCTCTGTAATATTGGGAAGGTAGAAAGACCTGAATTTATGGTGAATCCAGTTACACCTATTGATATTGGAGAACTTGATCTTGTAAATCCAGAGATCTTACCGAATGATAAAGTTCCAACAGGATTCAAATCAGTACCAGTAATAGCAATACCTGTTACACTGGTGGTTGATAATATATTGCAAGTAATTATACCTACATTATTCACTCTTGAGAAAGCATCTATCTTATATACATTATCTAAGAATGTTGTTCCAATACCTACAATTGATGCATTATGACCATCAATAGATGTAATTCCAAACCCAGTTTGAGTATCTGATACTAATATTCTATCATTTGCTGATAATGCTGAAATACTAGGATTGGATATAAAGAACTCTAGAGCAAGAGGATTACCACCAATACCAGTTGTTGTTTGAATACCTGTGATAATACCTGAGAATCCAGTCGCAACCCCTGCATTACTAATATTTTCAAGTGAAACTGTAGGCACTGAAACAATAACTTGAGGTGGGTGTGCTTGTGTATAACCAAAACCTGGATTTACTATTGTTGCTCCAGTAATCACACCATTTGTTATAGTTGCTGTTGCTGTTGCTGTTGATCCAATACCAGCGATAGAGGTAGATCCATCAGGGACAAAGAAGGTTGAGAATCCAACAGAGAATGGTCTTGATAATTTAATTGTAGCAGATCCACTGTATCCACTTCCACCACTACCTATTGTTAAAGCACTAATAGTTCCTCCAGCAGAAACAGTTGCGGTAATCGCAGCAGCGACTGGATCACTATTTGTATTAATTATCAAAGCATCTATACTTATAGGACTTCCCACTTCGTAATCAAATAATTTTCCATTATCTAAGAATATCTCAGTTCCTGATGTTGATAGGTCACTAATTATTCTTGCAGTTGGGAATACAAGTGGTTCAATTGAATCTCTTGCCTTTGATACAAACTCACCAGCGATCTCCTTATCTACTTTCTGTTTCGTCCAACTAATTGGTCGAGCAACTGTGCTGATTCCTAATCCTGTGTATAAATTAGTTTCAACTTTATCTGATGTAGTAATATTATAGATTGTTCTAGGATCTTGAGTGATTGTATCAGAGAAATTATTATTTTGATTTAATGTTAATATATCTCCCTGTTTTACAGTTTCAACAACATTTACTGATACACTATCAGTTCCACGAGTTCCTCTATAGAAGAATATATCAACTTTATCATCCTTATCAGGTGCCTCACTGAACGTAAATGATGTTCCACCCTCAAACTGATAGTGTTTGCCTGGTTCTTGTATCACACCATTAACAAAGATTAACAGAACAGCGTTTAAATCAATTTCAGGATTAGTAGTTTCAAAACTCAATAATTCATCATTGAATTCAAGTGGGAATCTTGTTCTTGAACCATTTTGTAGATTTCTTATCGAATCAACATTATCTAACTCACCAAACTGCCATGATGCAAATGAATCAGTAAATGTTTCTAAGACAGTCAATTCAAAATCTTGAAGGACAGATCCTAAACCACGATCAGTCACAAGACCTACTGGTTTAAATACGTCACCTTTTCTAAAACCATATCCTTGTCTAGCGATCTTAAATGATTTTACTTCACGTAGAGTTGATCCAATACCCACTGTGCTTGCTGGTCCGACATCAACACTAACCAATAGATTTCTACCTGTCTCAGTCGTAGCACCTATTCCCAGTCTAGAAACACCAACAACTTCTAGATTTTCATATGAAGGTAGGGGAATATCAATCTGTGGTTGAACATAACCTGATCCACCAGAAGCAACCGTGAATGTGAGAGTTCCACCTACACCAACTGTCGCATTTACTACAGCACCAGTTCCTGCACCACCACCAGCACCCACATTTATTGTGATTGTATTAGTTGTAACGGCAGTAATTGTTGTTTGTATACCAACGATTGGATCACCATTTGTAGATGTTGGAGTAGGACCTGAACGAGGATATGGATGTAAAGTTGCAAAATGATCCTTAGAGCATCTGAATACAATTCCACCTGTATCAATACCAACGGTATCATTAACAACTAAGTTATGATCTGGGATTGTTATAACAAATTCACCACTGAATGAAGTATAAACAGCGTTTGTTGCTGTATATGCAGGACCTGCAAATGATCCTTTTCTAATTGATCCTATACCAGCACTCTCAAATCTATGCTCATAAGCAACATCTGTTACACCAATAGCAACTGTTCCTCTATAACCAGAACCATGAAAATCACCAGTTCCTATACCAACAGCAGTGATAGCACCACTTTGATTCTTAACTGCAGTAACTGCTGCTCCAACTAGAGGTGCAAATCCTAAACCATTTGTTGAACCTAATGATACGATTACTCCACCTCTTGGAAGTTGGTTCTTGTTTACATCTTCATTTGAAATTATTAAATTGTTACTTCCATCAGTAATGCCTGTGAAAGTCACACTTGTTATACCTGTTGCTCCTTCCTCAAAATCATAGATATTTCCTGCATTATTAGTTGTAGTGGGTGTCTGGAAAATATCATTTAAGAATAATACACCGCTTCCAGTTTCTATCCCTGTAGTGTTGAGACCAGCAACAGTTAATGTATAAGTCGCACCTATACCTGTAAAATCTCTACTGATATTATCAAATACTTTATTAGTATCATAGTTTTGTCTTAGATATACTCTTCCACCAAAAGTTGATCTAGGTTCAGGGATGAGTGTCTCATCATTAATAACATTGGTGCTGTTACCCAATGGTGGTTCAGTAAAATGTATCTTACTTCCCACAAAATTATATGAACCAAGATGTATTCTTGCAGATGCACCATCATTATGTGATGATGCTGTTGTCCCTGCTACTCCTCTTTCAACATCAACTAAATTAAATGTTCCAGTTCCTGTGATAGGTCCGACTGCAGTAGTTCCCAATCCAACTAACTTCACCCTCATAAACTCATCATTTACTTTTAATAGATCACCGCTTGCAATCGTTCCAATTCCTGATAGGGAGAATACACTTTCACCAGCACCTACTGACCCATAATTATCCTCAAGTGTATATGATAACTTAGTAAATGCTATTGGACTTTGTGCCACACCATCAATTGAAACTATCGCTTTAGTGAGTTTCTTATCCATAGTCAATGTATGAGCATTTCCAGAACCAGCAGATGAAAACGCTATCGCTGTTCCAGCAAGTGCATTTGCTTTTGATGTCGCTAATTTAAATTCAGATGAACTATTTTTGATAGCATATAATGTTGTAGGAATGTTACTTCCACCACTTTGAATAGACGTAGCTGTAACACCTGTGAATGAGGAACCAGCAGCATATGTAAGTTTCTCACCAGTGTTAAAGAAATGATTAGGAATATTGAATATTCCAGTTGATGTATCTAATGATGTTGCAGGATTAAATGATTTTTGGAATATTGGTGTTCCTTCATGATTTACATTAAAATCAGTTTTATTAACTCTATTTCCATTTCGAGCATTGTATGCTGATGTAATAACCTCTTCACTAATATTTCCATAAGATAAAACATCTGGAACATTTACAAAATCACTGGTTGTTTGTATTATTTCACTATGAGTTTGAACAGATATATTAGAGATACCTGCATCAGGATAGAACTTAATATCTAAGTTTGATCCATTATATTCTGAACCAAACGTTCCTATACCTGTAGTATTTCCCACACCAACAGGTAAAAATGGATATTGTGTAATATAAGAATCAGTTGAGTCATTAATAATCAAGAACTGATGTAACGCAGAGCTATTACCATACCCAACCTTCGCAATCGCTTTTACTGTAGATACATCAGACTTAATAACACTAAACACAGTTCCTGTAGAAGCAATGCTAACAAAGTTTGTTTGCAATCTAGCAGAATTTACTGAAGCATCAGGTTGTCCTAATGCCTTGAATATGTGAGTTCCTATACCTGAAGCAGTTGTTCCAAATCCAACTATTTTTGTTCTGATAGTAATATCATTTGGATCTGAGTTAGTATAATCTAATGTAAGGACACCTGAGTTGATACTGGAAGTAAATGTTCCAATAAATCTATCTGAAAGAGAGTCATTTGGATCATTATCAAAGTAAAATTCAGATGTAAAAGTATCCGTGTTATTATGATCTAAAAATATTTCTGCATATGTTCTTTCATCAGTTGTATCATTTATAATTTCAGCATTTACAAATAATGATTCAGTTTTACCAGATTCTCTTTGTAATAGATTAACAGTTGATCCAGCACTTATAACTTGATTTGAAGAAATTAAATCTACAAATCCAATAGAGATTGAAGTTGATCCTACACCTGACGATGTAAACTTATTTTTAAGAATTTTTATATCATAATCAGTGTTGAATTTTTCAAATGGTGTAAATCTTAGACTTAATGAACCATCAGTCAAATCACCCTCAAGATTTGCGATCTGACGATCAGATCTATTATCAATAGATCCTTTTTCAAATGTTATAATATCACCTGATGGTGAAGGTAAAGTAATTATTTCTGTTGCTTGTCTTTCGCTTCCTGCGGGGTCAATCACCTGAACTAAGAATCTTGAATAACCATCAAGTAAATTATAATCATGCACATCTACAAACAATTCAGATTCACTTGCACCTGCGTTTGAAAATTGTAAACTAAAATCATCTATTGAAAGAACTCTATTGCTTATACAATTGATAAAATCTGATAATTTCTTATTATTAAATTTAATAAATTTAGATTTTGTTGGATTAATATCATCAGGGAAAGTATCAACGTCAATACCCTCGTCAAAGAAATTAAGTGTATCAACTCTTTTTTCTGTAATAATATCTAAACCTGTGGTGCTAGTGGATTGTAAAGTTGATCCGATACCGACTCTAACTTGAGATATGCTTGTTATACCAGTGTCTGAGAAGTTTTTAAGACCTGTTGGGTGAAGAAGACCATTTACAGTTGATGCTAATACATCATAAGTTTGACCACTCTTTATAGTATATGATAAATTTTGATAGTAATCATTATCAGGTAATACTTGATAATCTAAATTTAATTTTCCTATATCATCTGACCAACCTCTATCTTTACGTAATGAATAATCAATCTTAAATATCGCTCTATTTTCTGTAAGAAATTTAATTGTCGCTAATGTTCCAGAATTTTGACCAAATATTCTATCACCCACCTTTAATTCGTATGTTCCAAATACTTTAACAGTATCATTTAAGTTTTCAGTGATAATTAAATCTCTTTCAACAAAATTACTTCCTTCCTTAGTGAATACCCTCTCCCCAACATTAAATGCCCTTGTTGTTTGAGTAACTTTAAATATTGGATAATTTGTCTTCTTAATTACAGATGCAAATGAATTTTGGGAAGTTACCGCAATACCTGGATTTGCAGTTACAAATTGTGATGCATCAAATACTAATTTAGCAGGGTTTGTATTTGAATATGCAATAACATTAAAGAAGTTATACTTATTGTCTGCTGAATTAAATCCATCACCCTCATTAAGTATATTAACAATACCTTCTACAAATACTTTATCACCAACTGCAAATGGTGCTGCTGTAAATCCTACAATTGGTGTTGCTAAGAAACATGTAACAATACCTGTGGTGTTACTAAAGCAACTATTAATACCAATACCATTATCACCATTTTCAGCAAAGACTAAGTTTGTAACCTCATTTAAACCAACTGGTGTCTCAAGTATCTCAATCTCATCTATAGATGATCCTTGTATTTTTGCTTTTAATACACCTGTATCATACCTTGTTCCATCCTCTGGATTTACAAGAGATAAATCTGGTGGAGATGTATAACCTTTACCACCGTCTAGTATTTCAATACTAACTATCTCATTTCTATCAACAACTATCAGGTTAGGAGAAATATAAACTTCAGGATTTAAAGTTTTATCGGCAGAAAAATCAAACCCTTGATCATTAATATTGATTTCATTAATTCTACCAATTGTTTTTGATGCAGGAATGAT